TCATTTATTCTCCTTCTTTGCTTCTTTCAAGAATTCATCTGCCAATTTGGCATGAGGAGTGAAACTATTATTCTTCCACCAAGCCCAAAGTGCAAAAACTGCTGTAATTACAGTACTGACAGTATTATCATCAAGTGGCAATGGATTAATACCCAATGCTGTTAGAATTTGATTAATGATAGCTAACCAAAGCAAAACTGTACGTGTGAGTGTTCCTTTATCAATTGTTTTCATGTTCTTTCTCCTTTTTATACTTTTCGTAAATTTCGTGAGCATAATGATTGCCCCCTAACGCTGTATATTCATCAAAAATACCACTCACAATTTGTAATCCATAATCATGGTTAATTGCTTCTCCTAATTCGATGCGTTTAATTTCTTGGCGCATAATTAAAAGCTGGTCTTCCTGAGCCTTATCTCTAAGTTCCTGCTTTTTATTTAAAATCCGATAACCACTCCCAATAATAATAGACACCACTGTCATCGCTCCCCAATTGTCAATAACATCTTTCACAACAACTAAGGCATGTTGTATAACTGATTCCATAACCCCTGCTTTCTAATTCAAATATTTAGCTGACATTGCCAGCACATCATCAATCAAGGCTTTTAATTCTTCTACAATTGTTTCTGAATCTTTTATTTTTTGAGCATCTAATAATGTAAGGGTCATTGATCCGATTGTATTTATTCCAACATTGGTTGATGATGAAACAATTACTTCGTCATTTTCATTTCTAAATTCGCGATTCATAGACTCGCCCGTTGCTTTTACTGCCATAATAAATTCCTTTCTTTTTTATGATGGATAAACATCATTAGTGATATAAAGTCTTGTTCCCCTAATATAATAACCGCTATTAATAGTTGCCATAATCCTAATTGAACCATCTGGATTAAAATAAATATATCCACTATTTGCTGAATTCCCAGGTACCATATAGTCTATTGAGTATGGATTAATTGGTCTGAATCCTGCTGGAATCATATTGTTAATTGTTGGAGAGTTGCTAATCGTTGAAGAAGCTTGTCCAAAAAAAGTAACTACAACAAATGACATCAATCGGTCTAAACGGATTCCTATACCACTAACGCTAAACTGAGTTGACTTAATAATTGTGTTCGGGGCTTGAATAGGCATAGAACTTGATAAATTGGTGCCGTCAAAAAGCAATCCTGCTCCAACTCCCTCTTTACCGAATACTAATCCTCCGTAGTTAAGTAAAACTGATCTTGATTGATTAGAAGCTGGATCAGTCCAACGCATACTAAAACCCTGTTGAATGTCTAACCCAAGACTATTTGTAGCATTACTCGTTGAATCTGTTGCACTCATATTGATGTGACTATTTTCAATTTCTGTGCTACCCGATAGTACACCTGAGTTCCAGATACTTTTTATTTTTCCGTCAGTAAAAGTTCCATTTGTCACATTTAGATTATCACCATTGATATTATGTGAATTTATTTCATTTAATATCCACTTAGTTCCTGACCAATAATATTCGGTACCAGATAATATTATTGTTCCGTCACTAGCTGTGAGGTCTGTAGTACCTGAGTATTTCCAAGTCAAGTCTTTAAAACGTGTAGTTGGCTCAGTATCAGAAACGATTTTACCGGGATTACCATCACTTCCAGCAGGACCTCGCGGCCCTGTTGCTCCATTGTTTCCCATTTTAGCGACTGAATACCCTGTTTCACTGGTATTATCTGTATAAGTCCAGACCGTTTTAGTCCAGAGATAACTACCTGCTGCAACTGTTGGAACTGTGGAAGTCCAACCGCTAGTTGGTGCCGTTGTTCCACTTGTTGATCCTGCATATGTAATGGTCGTAGTTTTGATACCAACGCCATCTTTACCAGCAATTCCGTCATTACCGTTGTTACCATTGGTACCCATGTAGGCTACAGCGTATCCAGTTTCCGTAGTGTTATCTGTATATGTCCAGATAGTGCGTGTCCATAGGAAACTCCCTTTAGCCACAGTAGGAACACTAGCTGACCATGTACCAGTTGGAGCAGTGGTGCCATTAGTGCTTGCTTGATAAGTGATTGCAGTGGCTTTAATTCCCTTACCATCATTGCCTGCTACACCGTCTTTACCATCTGCCCCATCTTTACCATCGTTCCCTCTCATCACACTCCAAGTGTAGTCAGATGGATTAGTGCTGTCAGCTTGCGTAAAGTCTGAATACTGACCGATGAAGCTTGGATAGTCAGCAGTTGTGACTTCGCTAGCTGAGGGCATGTATGGAGTGGCGACGGAACCTGGTTCTACTTTAATTTCACTTATAAACAAAGTACCACGAGTTGTTGTTAATCCTCCAAATATCCCAAATGTATTGGAATCACCTCTGACTAATCCCTCGACTTTATAAGTTTTTGGAATGTTACTATTGTTTGTAACAGTAACAGCTTGTGAAGTATTGACGGAGCCAAGTTTAATATTTAGAGAACTTTCTAAAGAATAGGCTTTAATATAGACTGAATATTTTTGCCCAATTGGAATTGTAGAAATACTTCCTCCGTAATATGTACGGTTCAGAGAACCAGAACCATTAAATTGAACTTTAAAATATCCAGTTATAGCGTCTTTTGATATTGTAGTACCATCTGTAATCCAATTTGAATTTATTGGTTTCGCAAATTTTCCATCTTCCAACAGATTCAAATTCGGATAAACAGTTGTGAAACCGTCAGTTCCGTCTGCGCTGTTGGCGTAGGCAGTGTGAGTTATTGTCCCATCATTAACGTTGCTTACTGTGATACTATTGCTTGCTACTATCTTCATCAGCTACCTCCGCCCAAATTTCAATAATTGGAGTGGAGATACCATAAGTCCGCCAGATTTGTTCAATCACATCACTTGCGCTTGTTGCTTGAAAGCTAACTTGTGTGATTTCTCCCCCAAGTTCGATATTGGCATAAAATGTACTTTTCATTATTGATTCACCTCGCATGTATATTGAGCTTTGACATTGATGTCAGATGCCACAACACTAATTGTTTTACCAGTTTTATATTGATTGCCTGTACCGCCAAAATTAGCATTTAATACACCATTTTGGTCACGTTGAGACCATTTATAAGTATAGGTTTTTCCAGCTGTATCAATTTCAGCACCAGATTGAAATACTCGGCAAGTAAGCGTTGTTGTACCAGAACCATTTTTAAAAATGCTACCAGCTGTACTATCAATCGTACAAGTTAATGGGTCTGTATAATCAAGAAGAGTACATATACCACTAACTGCAGTTCCTGCTGTACCACCTGCTTGGTCAATGATTACTGCCTTAAAAGTTTGAGCATTTGCAATTGCCGTTGGTAGAACTGTTAATATTCCTTGAGAAGTTGTATTTGTACCAGCAGTTACATTTGGTGTTTGACCAGTTGTAGATGAAGTACATAAATGCCAACCTAATCCAAGGTTTGAGTTATAGCCAGTTGAACCAGTTGTAGTTACAGTACTATCTGCATAACCGAAGAATATTTGCTTGTTTCCTGCAGAAAGTTGCCCTCCTTTATATAAGTCAGCGTTAACTGTTAAGCTTGCAGGCATAGAATTGTAGAATGCTCCACCATTTCCAGCATAAACATTTGCAAGTACCGCTGATTTAGCAAGTTGTACAACAGTTAAATCTAAAACAGCTGAGAACGGAACGTTTAAACCTGTATTAGGGTCAACCCATAATCCAGAAGCAGTGAATCGTGATGCTGAGTTAGCAATTGGGACATTGACTTTTGTTGTCAATACACTATTTGAAGTTCCACTCATATATTGAGTATCAGTATTAGTAGTTGAAGAGATAGTTGTTGTTGTGGTTCCATCTGCTCGTGTCCAAGTAATAGTTCCTGAAATCCCACTAACAACAGAAGTTGTACTTCCTGCTTTAGTAAGGTTGAGCGTTAAAACTTGTGGAGTAGTCGCATAACTTGGTGACCATGTTTGAGCTGTTGAATCATAAGTTTGAGTAGTCACCCCACTCGCTGTGATGAAAGCGTTGAGTTGCATCCCATCTGATAAATCTGTGATTGTGATTTGTCCACTTGAGACAATTGACATATTTTATTCCTCCTATTAATTAAGTGGTTCGGCAGTGCAATCAAATGTAGCTCTCTGCCAAACATCACTATTTGTGATTGTAATTGATTTATGACTTGTTTGATGAGCAAGATTCCAAGCGGTATCTACTGTTCCGTCAGAGTTAGTTTTAGACCATATATAAGCAAATTTTGTTCCATCACTATCAATTTCTTTATTATTTTGATAAAGTATCGCAGTGAAAGTTGTATTAATGATATTATTTTTAAATTGATAGCCATTAGATGAATCAATAACTAGATTAATCGGGCTAGTTCCATCATCCACATTAGTGATAGTCACCGACTGGCCAGCGACTACTTTACCCGCAACCGTTGCTTTAAAGCTATAAACTGCTTTATCCGCAACTCCGCTTGCATAAACTGTAATAGTCTGAGTTGAAGCTACAACTGTTCCATCTTTCGACCATTCGTAGCTGTCAGCGACTGTTTCAGTTGTATCTGAGCCAAAATAGATATGAGCTGATAAAGTTGTTGAACCAGTGCCGTTTTTGAACTGAACTCCATTAGTAGTAGTCAGTTCTGCTCGATAAGGAGTGTTATCCTTTATCAATTGTGCCAATCTTGATTCTAAATCATCTGAAATGCCATTTTCTAATTCAATATAGTTACTGAAAGTTAGTTTATTATTTGATGGATTTGAAAAACTTATTTCAAGTTCTGAAACACGAGCTTGTAAAATTAAACCTCCCGATTGAGAATTGAAATTACTATCCTGAATCCTTACTGTATCACCAATAGATAAGGGTTTGCCATTTCCTAATGATTGATTGATTAATGAACTACTTGCACTAACTTCGTACGTTACTAATGCATAGGCATATTTTTTAAATTGACTTATAATATAACCCCACATATCATTAACGTTTTTGTATTCTGTCTCAAAATCTTTACGAATCCATCTATCGCCATCACTTTGGATTTGAGCGGGGTATAATTCTGCTGATAAAGGAGCATAGGCTAAAGTTGCTCCTTTTCTTTTATAAAATTCTTCAACACCTTCTGAGTTTTTGACAGACCATTCTGAATTAGTCCAATTTAACCCCTCTCGACCAGTTACTTTAGAAGCATTAAAAATTTGTGTTCTATCTACATTTCTTCTGACTCCTGTTACATTTTTACCAAAGTAAAGAATCACATCATTTCGCCATGTTCCTACTCCTTGAATTTCTACTCCATCATTTGCTTGATAGATATTTAAAGTAATTCCTTCAAATGTTCCATCGTCATTCAAGTTAGTAATAAACTCAAATTCTGCATTAAAATTTCCTATTATAGAAAGTAACCTTGAAAGTTTTGACTCTTGACCATCATAGCTAATAGTTCTCGTTAAATTTGAAACCTCATTGACTCCAATAGTGATTTGGGTCGTTTCAAACAAATTGATTTGTTCAAAATACCATTGGATGTTATGAGTAGCACTATTTACTAGTGGTCCTACTTGTTCATTTCTAAGTTCAAGGTTTAAAGTAGCACAGTTAAGTGTAATTACATCATCTGTTTCTTCAGTTGTTAGGACACTAAAAAGATGATCTTGTCCATCAAATCTAAAACTGATATATGCTTGATCATTCAAATATTGACAATAATCTTGTAGTGAGCCATTTTTAAATTTATTAACACTAAAGCTAAAAGTTGCTGCTCCTTCTGCCAAATATCTATGCCAAGTATCATTGAAGAAAGAAGGAATCTCAGGAGCTTCATTGCTTAAGAATCCAACCTTATTCATTTGATTATCGTGAATTGTAATTAACATTATAGATACCGTTCCTTCCATTCAATGGTTACCTCTGGGCTAGTTGTATTCCAAGACGACTGGTAGATATCTATTTCGCTAACTCCTGGGGGAATTGAAAAGAATTCTGAACCCGTCACTAATTCATTATTCGCCAAGATTCCATCTTTTGTGATTTGCCCTCTCTCCATATCAACCTCAAGAGTTGAACCATTTTTATAACGGTTTGGTAAATCATTCCATTTTTGAACAAAATCCTTACGACACCAAAATTCTCGAATTACCATGTGTGTCATTGTACCTTTAGGACTTATATTGGGTGACCAGTTCCCTAAGAAAAACTTTACTTTATGAATAGCTTTATTTTCGAGTTCTGGGACGACGATGCGCTGATGTCCGCCTTTCCAATAAAAACCAAGAGTTGAACCTTGTTTAAAGAAATCCAATGCCCCTCTATTATCATTAAGCATCGTATTATTATCTTTTAATCCAGTTTGTTCCCCATTATTTGCGACATAAGGAATATGTTTCCATTGCCCTTTGTTAGGCCCACCAATCCAAAAGCCAACAGTTCCAGTATTACCTGTTTTATCGTCTTTTAATGTCCCATATCCTGCAACAAACTCATCATTTTCATCAGTGAACAGAATTTGCATCACTCCAGTTTGACCAAGAACAGTTGTCCATGTAAAAAGTCTGAACCAAGCGTAGAAATTAACTGCACCAGAATCGCCATTTGAATCAGGGGGTAACACAAGCTCTGTCATGCCCCCACGAAAGCCTATCTGACTTCCAGGGTCAATTAACTTAACACCCTTCATTGTTTTCTGTTGCCCATTGGAAGACTTATAATTATATTCTTGATACCCAATTGTTCCATTTGTTCCTGCACCAGCCCATTCTGGATGAGGTTGGCCTGCGGCTGAGACAAACTTTTTAAATTCAGTATCTGATTTACTATCATAGAGTACCTCACTGTTCTGTACATCTTCTCCATCAGCTTCTTCACGTTTGCCAAGTTCCATTGCACCATTGAAACCGAGAATACCAAAATAACCATTATCGTGCTTACTTGTTAGATTGAGTTTCACCCAAGTAGGAAGAGTCCCTTGGTTATTGATTTGAATTTTTGTCGAACCATCTGCATTATGAGTAATTGTTCCAAACTCTCCTCCTGAATTAGATTCATTCAAAACTTTGGTATCAACCGACTCAGAGTATCCAGACGGAACTAAAAAAGAGATAGTTCCAGTCGTATATTTTCCGTTATTATGCTCAGTGGTTTTTATTTCACCATCTGTAATCACTTGCCATAGTACATTTGGATCATCTGAAAAAATAAGTTTTTGCAGTTGTTTAATTCCTGTTAATTTACCTATAATTCGTTTGGTTTCAATTAAATCTTTAAGTACTGTAAAATCAATTTCTACTTTTTTGGATGAAAAGTTTGACCTTACCAAAGTAGAACCATCCTCAGCATTACTTTCAGTAACGTTAGTTATTCCAGTTGATATTCCACGACGAACATCGTTTACGATCATATAATCCATGAGTTCATTGTTACCCAATTTTATAGAGTTATATTCCATTATTAAACACGTCCCCCTTTTAACATTTTTGAAATATTTCCTAGTTTAGCTTGCTCATTAGTAACATCTTTAGCAACTGCGGCTGCAAACGTACGGCCATCAATACTTAAATAAATAGGCCTATCTTTCAAATCATCAACCGAATTAATCACCTTAAGAAGTAAATCATTGGTATGATTACTATTGTCGCTGTATGGTGTATTATTTGCTGAGAGTAATGCAGAAGTCTGAAAACCAAGATTTTTTTCAAGTAAAGCATTATTATCAAATTCAGTAGAAACTGGTAATGTTACTCCTGTGCCTACCAAGCTTTGAAGATTATCTGCCACACCAGAAATATTTTTTTGTACAGATTTAAAGTTTTCCATCAAGCTATCGTTGAATCCACCCATAATGGCTTCACCAGCTGGAATCAGTAGTTTTCTATCATAACTAATTGGTCCTTTATGCTCTTTAATCCAGTCAGCAATGTTTCCAACAAATTTCTTTCCAGCTTCCCATGTACTTTTCAAACCACCGATAAAGCCATCAATAATGGCTCGACCAGCACTTGCTAGGTTAATGCTACCAAGACTTTGAAAAACTCCTTTTATTCCATCAATTATTCCTCGTATTCCACTTGCAGCTCCACTGATTGCCCCTCGCATTGCACTAAAAGCACCACTAACAGCTGATTTCATTCCGTTTCCTGCTGAACCAAGTGAAGAAAATGTCCCTCTAATTCCATTTATAATAGATTTAATTACATTTCCTACACTACTAATAATATTTTGCATGTACAAGAAGGCAAGATGAATTCCATCTTTCAAGCTATTTCCTGCTGTTTTTAGAGATGTGAATACCCCCTGTGCTGTTCTAATACTTGAACCGATACCACCAACAACCGTTGAAATAACTGAACGCATATTAGTCCAAGCACTACTTATCAATCCTTTCAAAGATGTTCCTGCTGAACCAAGACTTGCAAAGAATCCTATTGCTGTACCTACCCATTGAGCTACAGTTGCAAGTACTGGTGCAAAAGCCTTAAATACATTGACTACTGCAGAAATGATAGGCGTCAAAAATCCAACTACAACTCGAATTGTGTCAAATGTTCCTGCTAATGCAATCATTGCACCTTTCAAAACACCACCAATAAATGCCCCTAATACTTGAAATACAGGCATTAAAGCACTAGCTATAACAGTTGCCAAAGGTTGAATTGCGTTCCACATTTTTACGAATGAACTTATCAATGTATCTAAGGTAGGCCCTACAATCCCCATCATTGTAGTAAAACCTGTCTGAATTGCTGGAATGATACTAGAAATCAAACTCTGAATACCACTAAAGTCTAATTGTGTAAAAGCAGTCCCAATTTTAGTTATTATCGGGGTAACTGAACTAACGACTGTATTAAATAAAGCTGGTAATTGTCCGAAAGCGACTTTAAAACCATCAATAATTGGTGCAATCGTTTTTGTAATTTTTTCACCAAATCCTGACATTCCAGAACCAATGCTTAATCCAAGTTTCGAGGAAAGTTCTTTTCCGGCTGCACTCACAAACGTCGAAATTGCTCCTGGCAAAGCCTTGAAAATATTTCCTACCATTGGAATAAAGTTCTTGAATAAGAATGTTGATGTCGTTGATACCAACGCATTCAATGGTCCTTGCAAATCACGACCTAGTGATAAGTTCCCCAGAACATTAGACATTGCAGCTTTCATTGAATCAAATGACCCACTAAATGTTGTTGATGCTTCTTTCGCAGTTGTGCCTGTAATGTCCATTTCTGTTTGGATTGCATGAATCGCTTGTGTAATATCTGAGAAGTTTGAAATATCATACTTTTGACCGGTCAGCTTTTGAGCATCAGTCAAGAGTCGTTGCATTTCTTCTTTCGTACCACCATATCCAAGTTTCAAGTTATCAAGCATTGTGTAGTTTTGTTTTGCAAAACCTTGATAAGCATTTTGAATATCTCCAATATTTGTACCCATTTTATTGGCATTATCGGACATATCAACAATTGCTTGATTCGATAAATCTGCAGCTTTAGCTGTATCTCCATTCAATGATTTAATCATTGATGCAGAAAAACCTGTTACGGTTTCCATATATGCATTTGCAGACATCCCAGCTGTTTTATAACCTTCAGTCGCATATTTTTTTACTTTGTCTGCATTATCTTTAAATAGAGTTTCAACCCCACCTAATGATTGTTGTAAATCAGCTCCTTCAGAAAGTGATGAAGAAATTAATTTACCAAGTGCTGCTCCTGTTGCTACCACACCAGCTATTGCAGCGACCTTTAAGGCAGAACCAATTTTTAACCCTGCACTATTCCCTGCCGACTCAGCTTCTGGGTCTAAGATACCAGACATTGAACCTGATATTCCTTTGGCAGATGGCATAATTTGCACATAAGCTTGTCCTAATTCTGTTGCCATTAACTTCCTCCTCCTTTTTGAAATAGTTGCTGACGATATTTTTCAAAATCCTCACCAGAATGAAATCGGATTTTTCTATCAGTTTTTTCTTTTGGTTTATTGATGATATCGGTAACAAGTTTTGGCCTATTTTTACCTTTCTGACCATCTTCTGTTTTAAACCATAAAGACATACTTAAACGGTCTTGAATCCCAGCTAAAAGAAGTATATTAATTGGAAACTTTTGTCCACTCATCTTCATTTTTATCCTAGATTCTTCATTCAAACCTATAGAAAAAACAGCTATCTTTAGAGGAGATAGCTGTTTGTAATCGTAAATATGATAAATTTCTGCAAGGTCGCACATTAGCGCTTCTTCATCAAACTTTATCATTCTGGCAAGGAGAATTAGTTTTTTATTTTATTTTGAGCTGCAAAAATATCTTCAATCGTTTCTCTGATTTTGTCAGTTGAAACAAGGCCTTCTTCATCTCGAAGATAATTTTTTAAATTTTTAGATTGATGTTCTCCCAATAAGAGATTTAACACTTTTGGCAACAGAAGGGGATTTTCATCAACTTCTGACAATATTTCTACCAACTCGAAATTATTTAAACGTTCAGTTGTAATTTCATAACGAAATCCGGATTTTGTTGTTCCTTTTAACATATTTCTCGCTTTCTTTATTTAATATTTAAAGTTTTGCATCCCCTACGGTGGCTTGACCGACTACGGGGTCATTAGGGTGTAACAGTTGGAGCGATTGTGTAGTCGTAGTGAGAGTTGCCGTTTTCATCTGGTAAACCAGTAAGAGTAATCTCAAATCCAACAGCATCAGAGTCGTTATAAGAAATATCTCCAATTTCAGATACTTTCCCCTGTGGAATTACAATTCGCTTAAATACTCCATCACGTACTGTCATATCAATGACAACTGGATGCTCAATAAGTTCTTTTGAATTAGCTTTGACTGTAATTCCAGTCTGTAGTGTTCCAGTTACATTGTCAGCTCCATATACTTCTTTAAGTACTTCAACATTCAAAGCCTCAATTAACGTATAACTAAATGTGTCTTCTTTTTCAGTTTGCACTGTAGCAACCGTATCGCCACCCCAAGCTTTGATATTATCAGATTTTGGCGAGTTTTTATTTTTCAATCCATCTTCTGAAATATAACCCAATGGTTTAAAAGCAACATTTAGTGCTGTTTTTGCATCAGTTGGTAAAGTTGTACCTTTTGGTGCTGAGTAAATAGCACCATCAATTTTGGGCTTTGCAGTAGTTACATTTTCTACTTGTGCCATTTTAATCCTCCTAATAATGATTAATATCAAATACCGCTTGATAGCGGTATTCTTTAGTTTCTGTGTCAGTAAAGTTGTAGTCACTGTTCAGTGATACATTGCTAATTTCATTTAGTTCGATTAGCTGTTCTACAACCTCTTTTAGCTCTTCATTTAGATTTGCTGCTTCATACATTGAAGGAGCATAACTTTGAAAAGCAAATGTAGATGACAAAAGATGATTCCTTTTGCTACTTCCAGTTTTTTCAAACAGTACATAGCTTAATGGCATCTCTCCTTTTTTCTCCAAAAAAGACGATACCGATAAATGAGTATCAAGAAAATTTTTAATAATAATCTCAATCATTTAACGCACCGCCTTTAAAATTGTATTGTTTTTTATGTTGTCACGCTTTGCTTGATAAGTTTCGGCAAATACCATTGCATTAGCACGATTTTTACCAACATGCATATCTTGACCATAACCTGGTCCACAACGCTGTTTAACAGCAGATGCTTTTTCTTTAAGAATTGCTTGCATTTCTGGTGATTTCATCATACTAGCAACTCCACTACGATTTAATTTGAATAGATTTTTAGCCATAGTGTTCCACCGTCACTTTCTTGTTCCAATCTAATGGAATAAGTCCCTCGATTCCTTCAAGTGGTTCTCCAAAAGTCCGCCACGTTTTACCAAAGAATCTAACTTTTTTATTTTCCCAATCATGAGTATCCTTTTTTGGAATAGCTAGAGTATAGATTGCTTTTTTTCCTGTCAAAGTAAGCTGATTAACAATATCATCCGATGAGGTTGGGGAAACCAAGACGTTATTGACCACGATTTCCTTATCTTCATAAATTGGGTTTCCAAAAGGGTCTTTTCCTGTTTCTACATTGTCAATCAAAGTTACAACAATTCCCTTAATCATTCCCATAAAAATCAATCACCCCAAATCTTTGTTTTTTTAGTCCTAAACGGCTTAATTCAGAATTTTTTATGAATAAACCACCTCCAGGAACAAGATATGAACCAGAAACAGAGTAACCAAGCGCACTCTCTGTTGTCTGAGTCATGGGTTCTTGATCAGTTGATGTCATAAGCGTTCTAGCAACAATATCTACCGTAACTGACTTTACAACACTTGCAAAATATGGAGGTTTTTCAGCAATCATTACATCTAAATCCCTCCCTACTTTATCAGCTTCTTCACGTAAGGAATTTGAGACAATTTCAAGCAACTTTTCAGCTCGTTCTTTTTCATTTTCCTTTAAAGGGCGCCATATAGTCGTTAAATCATCAACTGTAGCAAAAGGATTCATATTACTCCTTTCCTTGCTCCATCATCAAATCATAAAGCACTTGTTTGTTTGCACGTTTATCATATTCAACACCGAAAGCGTCAAGTTCTTGCATGATTTGAGCTTTAGTAATCCCGTCATAGTCCCCATCTACATTTGATTCTTCCACCACTTGCTCTTGTTCAGCTTTTTCGGAGTCTGCATCATTAGCTTGGATATCTACAACAGCTTCTTTCGATTCATTTCCAAGTACCCAATGTCCGCCAGATATTTTGAAATCTGTATCAATTGTTGCTTTTGTTAATGTGTTAAAATATCTCATACACGTCTTCCTTATTCAGCAGCTTCTGTTACACGGGCAAATTTAGTAGCATCAAGAATTCCCCAACCAAGGTATAATTCAGCACGGATATAAACTTGGTTATATCCTTTTAAGTCAAGCCCTGAATTGTCAGGATCACCAAATTGAATAACTTCAAGTGGTACTTCTTTCGCATATCCCCATTTAAATCCATTTGCAAAATCTCCGACGATTGCACGATCATTTTCTGTTGACATATCTGAGACCGTTTTATTAACATCTACTGGAAGACCATTGATAGTATCTGGTGTTGCTCCCCATTTCAATTCAGGGAAAAGAGCATTTCCTTGTTGGTCTTTTTGTTTAGCAAGAGCCGAACGGAATGATGGGTTAATTGCGATACCAGTGACATCAGCATCAGCACCAGTCAATAACTCTACAGCACTTTCAATAGCGCCATTGGCGTCTGCAATCCCTTTTGGAGCTGATACCTTTTGAGTAACTTTAGAGTCAAAGTTATTTGTTCCGATAACAGCAGATGCAGTTCCTTGCCGTGGGTTTACTCCGTGAAATGCCATTAAGTCAATACCACGAGCAACTTTTTTAGCAAATCCATCGTTAAACGCTTGTAAGATGTTAATTTTTTCTTCATCAGATGCATACATAAATTCGTCTGAAATACGTGCACCGTATTCAACTTTGATTGGTACCATTGTTTGTGGTGTTAACGAAACACCACCGTGAGTTTTCTTACCGCTTTCAGCAATTACATCAATTTCTGAATCCATAGTGAATGTGAATACTTTTTCACCATTAAATGGGATAGCTTGTTGCGCTGACAATCTAGCGATAGAGCTTTTTCCTGTAACTTTGTTGATAAGGTCTGTGACCAATTCTGGGTCAAATAAATTTGCTTTGTTCAATACCATGTTGTTATTCTCCTTCTAAGTTTAGTCCTTCGACTAATTTACGATAAGCTCCATCTTTTCCATCACCCAAATTTGGTTCAACATCTTTAAGTGGGGCAGGTGGAGTTTGTGGTTTAATGAATCCGCTGAAACGTTCAGCATCAGCTTTAAGTGATTCTTCATCATCGCCTGAAAGTCGGTCAGCCAAATCTAATGGCAAGCCAGCCTTAATAGCAATAGATTGTTTGAGTTGAGTTGTTTTGTAACCACTGATTTGTTTTTCATAATCAGCTTTTTCTTGTTCCCAAGATTTCGATTCTTCAATAGTTGCTTGATATGCAGCGTTATCTGCTTCAAGTGCAGCGATTTTAGTTTTGAGTTCATCATAATCAGCAAAATTAGCTTCAATCGTTTCTTTTTGACGTGCCAATCTTGTTTCAATGATTTGGTTTAACTCTTCTTGCGTTTTTGGTAAATTGTTTTCTGACATAGTCAAATCCTTTCTCCTGCTTGCCCGGCAGTTCGGTAATTTTTGGTACAAAAAAACGACTTAAAAAGTCGTCTAATACCGTATTTGTTGTTTTTTCTTCGGCTTGTTATTGCTACAAGCCCAATGCGCCAACAACGCACTGTCCATTAAACTGATATCCATATCATCAAATTGTGATTTATATCCAAATCCACCACTAGTACCGATATTTCTCTTGTCACAGTTAGTGACCACAGTAGCAAGTGAAGGTTGTCCAGAATGGCAAAAGGTTTTTTGAAAAATCCCTTGTTCCCATAGGGAATTAGCATTGATAATTTCTTTTACAGTTGGTAGTATCGGTTCTTTCAATTTGAAATCTTTCATTTCACTCGTTAAGATACTTTGACCACTTTGACCATCAATAACAACTTTTTCAACATCCGCTTTCTTTAAGAAATTGATAATCCATTGATTGCCATTCCTTATGGATTGACAATCAATTGTTTCAACAAATACCTTTCCTGATAATGTTTTAACCGCAATACTCATTGCAACATTTGCACCATCATTCCCATACTTAATACCAACAAAGAGCTTCCCTTTGATAACTGGCAAACGATTAACCTTGAGCGCATTCCATTCTTGTTCTGAAATGACTGATTTCTGGTTATATTTTGGCCAATAGCCAAGACGTTGAACATTATGATCCAACTTATCTTCACCAAGTTCGGCTTCAATTTTACGTTCGTTTAAGTGATAGCCCATAGATGGATTAGAATTGTACCAGGCTTCGACATCATGAATGTCCTTGATATCTTCAACCGACCACTCCGCCCAACCTGAATACTTTGCTTTCCCAGCTAAGGTATTATCTCGATAATTTGTAAAAACAGTTCCACTTGATACTGGTGTTGGAGGTGTTCCACACATTATAGTCATTGGATTATCACTGTCAGTAACAGTATATTTCAATGCTGATTCTTGCTCAGTAGTATATTCCTGAGCTTCATCAATTACTAAAATGTCGAATCCTTCTCCAAGACCACCACTTGATGTTCTTGTTCTGAACTGAATTACTCCACCAGACTCAATTAATTCCAATCTTTCTTGCCCTTTAGCTTTGATAGATTTGAAATCTTCTCCTTCAACATAACCACTATCTTCAAGATATTTTTTTAATTTCTCGTAAGATGAATGGGATGTACTGATTCGGTGCGCTGTATGAAGAATGCTTAAGCCTTGTACAAGTGACCATAATTCAAGGATATATACAATTTCTGTTTTACCATTCCGTCGTGGGATTGAATATCCAAACTTTTGGTGTGTCCATAAACCATCTTCGTCAATGGCCATAACCTCTTTCAAAAGGTTCTTTTGCCATGGATAACACTCATGTTTTGATTTTTCGTAAATCTCAATAGCTTCTTGATATTTTGTTTCAGTAAATGGAAGTATTACCGATTGAGTAGGATACTGATTGCCAAATCTTTTTTCAGCAGTCATGTTACTCCTCCTTCAATCTAATTGCATGATAACCCTGTCGCTGGGAGATATCCCTCCTAATCTCTCATTGTTTCAAGTATTTGCTGCTTGGCAATTTCTATAAGCCCTAGAGTTTCAAGGGAATTATTTTGCGTATTGAATGTTTCCAAATCTCCATTTGGGAAACGACCAGTCACTAAGATGCAATCTGCTTCAATAAAAAACTCAGATACTGACTTCAAAAAATCTTCGTTATAAATACCACGTTCCACTTTTCGCTTCTGTTCTTCAAATTTTTTTATTTCAGCCACTACGTACCTCTTTTCTTCAAGTTCAAATTTTTACGTTCAGCAATCTTTGCATCTTTATCTGTGTCAACCCAGTTTTTAGACCAAACATCCTGACGCTTTTTATCAATATCTCTAGGATCGTATTCTACTGTGCAACGGCAACGATCATGGCGATGATACACATCACTTGGAACATTAGGATAATCATATGAACCTGCTAAATTTCTACACCAATCACATGCTTTACCTACTAACTTTCGTACAATTTTTGGTTTTAAACCTGCTTTTGCTTGAAAATCAATATTTTTCTTAATTGTATCATCAACAACACTCTGGCTAAATGTTACTATTGGCTCTTTCAAAAGCCAAAGTATTTTTTCAAAATCATCTTCACTAGAAACACGATTGACAATGCCATCAATTCTATCTTGGTTTAATTCTGGTACTTGTGATTTTAATTTAAATCCAGCTAATTGATTAAGTTCACTTTGAACATCCGTTGAATAACCTGAAATTAAGTCAAAATTTTTCTTCAATATGGAATTGAACAATCTATCAGCAATGTTGAAATACATTTTTCCGTCAGGTAAAACATCTACTGTTACATGAGTTCCCAAAACATCAGATAAAATTTGACCGACTTCTACACCAAATTCATTTGCTTGAATATAAGTTGCTTTTTTAGTTTTCAACAATTCCATTGATTGCTTCAACTTTTTACTATTTGCTGCTCTTTCATCAAAATCTTGATTTATTTTTTCTAAAAGATATGGTAAAATGTCTTCCATTATTCAGCTCCTTTAATTCCAGTTAAATCACGAATAGTATCTTTATTGATGAATTCGGGAATTGCTTGATTGAGTTTAATTGCTCCATCTCCAATAAGACTTAACATGCTTGCATCAGCTTCAAACAACGGTTCCCATTTCGGTTTTGTTTTGCTAAATTGTTCTCGCAAATATGGAGCATCATCACGCAAACATGCTGCAAGATAAGCTACATTTAGTAATCCTGCTCCCAAACTTCGTTGAGCTTTTCTACCAGCCAATCTTAAATTTTCATGACTTGCCTTAATTGCTTCAACCGATGATGGATTATCAGAAACGAATCCTAAATCATCAAGAGTTAATCCAGTTTCACCAGCAAAACCAGCCGCTGCAGTTCTGAGTTGTTCAGTAAATGGCGACATGCTTGGTTGAGTAAATTGTCCAAGAGTTGGTTTATCACCATCCTCGTCTTTTGTAAATTGCAACATGCTTGAAACTGTTGCTTTCCAAGTTTCCATTGGCTCCGCATCATCACTCAATCCAGTTACATATTTTTGAGGGAAAGAATAAAACTCAGCAGTTACATCAGCTCTTTCAAGGGTTCGTTTTGCATTGCTTTGCCAATACATTCCTGAACGTGTGATACGAGAACGCCCAAATGGACGAACTGCATCAGGACGGTGAATGATAGGCACTAACAGTGGATGGCCTGTTGGATTTGCAATCGAAATATTATTACGTGAATCACGATAATAATAATCTGTTCTATCAGGCAAGAAATGAGCTTCAAGAACAACGTTATTGTTTTCATCTCGTTCTAAAACTGCATATCCCTCTGTCAGTAATCCAGTAATTGGGTCAATGATTCCTGTTGCGTTAATAGCTTCAATAACTTGAAGTCTTACTGCATCATTTTCACCTTTAGAAATATAAATAAAACTACATGATGCAATAAGTGCTGACAAAACAGCACTATCAAAAAATATATCCGGATTATTTTCCTCAAAAATTTCATTTACTGTAAAGTCATCATTTTCAAATTCTCGAAAAACAAGACGGTCTGCAAGACTATCAACTCCTTTTGCACACCACCCTAATATTGAACGATATTGTTGGCTTAATGCTTGTGGAATTGTAATCCCTTTGAATCTATCAACATGCTTCATTGCATATTGCTCATAGCGCATTTCTGCTCTTCGTTTATGAACAGAAAGCTTAAATCTCAGGTATCCAATACCTTTTTCAGTCAATTTTTTGCTCCTTTCTCTCGTCTTTAAGATATTGAACAATTCTCATATATCTTTTCCGACTAAAAACATTACTATTTTTATACCAAACAAAAAAGTCATGATTCCTTTTACTAGAATTACAACTTCTACAAGCCGGAACTACATTTCCATAAGAATATGCGCCACCATCAATTAATGGGACGACATGTTCATGATGTAAATGCTCGCCATAAATTTCTAGAGACTTTTTTTCAGGCATACCACAGTAAGCACAGCTGCAACAAAAAAATGACTTAATTTCAAGCCATTCTTTTTCTGTCAAGGTACTTTCAGAGCCGTATTTCAAAGTTCTAGACTTTGCACAAGTCATTCGTCGTCTTGTAGGATTATTTTTACACCAATCTTTTTCTGACTGACGACACTTACCTTTATTTTCGTTGTAATAACCTAATTGCCGTTCTTTTATTTTATCTGCATTTTTTTCATAATATCTCTTTTTCTGCTCTAAAATCTTTTCTTTTTTCGCCTCATATCTTGCTTTATCTTTAGCTTTTCGGCAGACTTTACATCGCCCTTCAAATCCACCTTTTCTCTTAAAATTTTTTGGAAAATTATGTTCATCTAGCTCTTTTTCTTGCTTACAGATGCTACAAATTCTTTTCATTATTATCTCCTTTTTCTCGCTCAAGAAAAAATATGTACAGTGACGGCGTGAAGTACGAGCTGACCCATAGGGAGGGGGATATGCCCCCATAGTTTAGTTCCTAAGCTCTTTAAATTATTTTTAATAATATTTATCATAAATAAATTAAGATACATAAGAAGACCAATCACGGCTCTGTGGTAAGTTACGATTACCTAATACCTTTGGCTCTTCTTGCTTCACATTGAATAGCTTGTCAGACTTCTGACGGTTGCAGGTCCAGTGAGCAAGCTGTAAGTTGTCCATCGCTGAAGGATGACCACCTTTATTAATTGGAATGATGTGGTCAACAACTGGACTCAATGGATCAGGAGCTTTCAATCTCTTATCGATTGGCTTGCCACATATTCCACAAGTGTTCTGTGTCTTTAATAGAATCTTTCTATTCTTATCAAAGGCTACACGATGCGCACCAGTACGGTCAGCACGTAATACTATGGGAGGTCACCTCACTTTCTCCACACAAAAAGCCAACAGAATATATCCGCTGGCTTTATTTGTTTTATTTGATGATACTATAATACAACATTTATCTTGTCAGTTTTCGCCCAAAAGGTGACAAATTACCAGAAGCCGTCACATATCTCATCATACTTCTCAAGTATTGCTCTTCTCTTTCTAAAGTATTGGCGCTCAGTTATATGACACTTATCAGCTATCTCTGGGACTGTATAACGTTTACCAGATAACCAACGGTAATGAAATACTAATTGCATATCTTCATCATCTCCAAACCAATCTTGTAACTCATTGATTCGGTTCTTAAACTCATATAGACTTTGGAGTTTACTGTCAGCATCCCATTTCATAACCATATCTTCTACTGGCTTTGAGACTATACTTGACCTACCTCCGCCTACATTATTATCATGTGATTGCTTAACTTCTAGCTCATACTTGCGATACTGAATAGCGTGGTCAATTCGTTGACACATAAAGAGCTTCTTCTCTATAGCTTTCAAGTCGCTGTCAGTAAGGTTATATCTTCTACTCATAGTGTCTTAACTCCTTATATTTATGATATAATAGTAGTTAAGAAATCTGTTTTTAAAGCCCGTTCCCAGCGGGCTTTTTTATATTAATCTGGCATTAATACATCTTTAGATTCATCATATTTTGTGAAATGTTCTTCAATATCTCTGTCTGTAACTGGAATACCAACCAACCTTACAAATGCTCTGCTAAGTGGATTTTGTTTATAAACATCGCTATTATATTTGTCTAATAGATATTGTTCAAGTTTTAATGCAGCTAACTCTTTACTTGTAGCTTCTTGATACATAGTGAGAGTCTTCATAGGATTTGTATTCACTTCATCTTTTGAATAATACTCAGTGAAGGTGACTGTATAAAGGCACTGTCCTGTGTCACTGTCAATATCAGCGCCAATTAAGTAATCTACAGTTGTAGATAGACATTCTGCTATCTTAGTCAGCTCAAACAGTTTGACTCTTGTCTTTGCATATATTATATTGTTGATGCGATAACTTTTAATACCTGTCTTTTCTGACAGTTCACGTAATGTTATATTACGCTTCTTGTTAATGCGCATTGCAATATCAACATAAAAATCATAACCAATTTTTATTTCATCAGTATCATATATTTTAATCATCTTTATTCCTTCTCTGAAGCCCATTGCCGTGGGCTTTTTTACTGTTATTTTTTGTTTTTCAATTTATTAGCAGCATTATTTAAAAATTCAACTATCTTTTCTTTACCCCATTCATGCAATTCTATTTTTTCAACGCAATCTTCCAAAATGCTTGATATTGTTTTAGCTGCTATTTCTTTCGTTTGTTTCAGATAAATCAAAAACATCGCTATCGCTCCAATTAATAAGCCTAAAATAAATGTAATCATTTTCCCTCCAGTTGAGTTTAGCGAGTTCCTAGCTCAGTATGATATAATATGTGTGACCACAAAATAAAATGAAAAAGTGTTATTTTTTACATGCGAAGCTCGAACTTGGTCAATTCGGGCTTTTTTTATTTTGGAATAAATTATTGGTCTGTGTGCTATAATGGTGATGACCAAAAACAAACATCGAAGTAATCTTCAGTATTTCGCTCAAGCTTGGTCAGCTTGGGCTTTTTTTGCGTTCAATTATCCTTCCATAAATAGAGAATCATAATTAAGATATAAAGAAATTGTCTTGTTTCAGCCAATCCCCACTTTCACTAAATCAGTCATCATCCCCTCCAATCGCTGCTCGTTTCGGTCTAGCAAGCGTTGTTTCAAGATAGAGATGTTCTGTTGCACAGCGACCATATTTTGATGTCCTGCCCATGCATTAGCTGCATAAGCTCCAAAAGTTGCTGAACCAAAGATTCCTGCTGCGACTACTGCTGTTGTGATTAATTTTTTATTCATTGTTTTTCCTTTATTTAAAGACACTGTCGTCTTTTCTTGAGTTTTCGATTGCCATTTGTGCTCGAATATTTCTTCGCAATCTACGTTCTTCTTTTGTTTCGTGTTTTCTACGTTCACGATCGGTTATTTCATCAGAAGTCTTAGATTTTGAACCACCATAAGGCTTCCAACCAGGATATTTTTCCATCATCGCTTTTTCATTTACAACGGCAATTTTGACTGCGTTCTTTTTCGGAGAATTAGCCATTCCATTTTTAACCCAAGCAGCGACTGAATGAGGTGAAACAAGAAGCATTTTTGAAAGTTCTTTTTTTGTACCAGTTCCCATTTTTATCCCATTGAAATAAACATCATAAATTTTTTCTAACCTTGCCATCTCCTGCCTCTTTCAATCCACTTAGTTTATTTTTCCATTGTTCGTGAAACCATTCGTCGTCTTTGTCAGCAACTTTATGATTCTTCAAGATATCCTTGTCTTTAAAATCTAGGACATTTTTTTCTTTTTGCGTTGTCATACTAACACCTCATATTTTAGCTTCTAAGCGCTTTTAGATTGTTCGTGATAAAATTATCCACGAAACAGTTTAAGCGCTCAATGTAACCGTAATTTTCATGAATTATAGCTATTAAAGTTCAAAAGTTAAGTCTTCGATATCAACCTCAAGGCGATAAGCTTTAGTTCCAGAAAGTCCACCATACTGATATTTTGTAAATTTAACTACTTCATGATTATCATCTGACCACAGTCCTGCTTGTGTAAATCCATCCATGATTGCTTTTAATGTTGGCTGTAAGTTATCAGGATCACTTTTCCTTTTATCAGGAGTAAATACTGTTAATGTGACCGTACAACTTTTTCTTTTATTATAGATTGGAAAATATGTTGCTTTTTCTTTTGAAGAAAATCTTTTGTTTACTTCAATGTTTGCTAATTGCTTTAGTTTTGATACAAATTTTGCTTTTTGGCGATAGTCCATTCTATCGTTAGAATTTAAAATTAGTTTCTTTATTTTTGGAATATTATTAGATTTACTTAATGCTCTTCCAAGTTCAAATTCAAACTTCACTTGCTTCTCCAAATCTAGCAATTGCAGGCATCTGAGCCATGCGATTAAGAATAAAAATAATCTCATGCTCAGATTTCTCTGCCAGCTTCTGCTTTTTAATTCTTCCGAGTGGGTAATGTTCGTTTTCCCACTGCTCAATGATTATTGTTTTCATTTACTTTTCCTCTTATCAGTAATTCCCTCAAATTTAACAACACTATTTTTTGAGCCTTCCATGATTCGAGAAACTATTTTATCGTCATAAGATGAACGCATTTCTTTACCAGTAAGATTTGATGTGATAATCGTATTGCCTTCTCTTGCATTGTAAATATTGTAAATAACACCTTGTACCCAGCTATTATCTTTAGAAAACGTGCTTTCAGTTCCCAAATCGTCAATAACAAGCAAATCAACTGTTCGCATTAATGTTGTCAGTCGTTCTTCTTCTGCTTTGGTATCAGAGTAATTCCAGCTATTTTTAATTTCTCGAATTAATTCACTAATATTGATAAATAGTGTTGAGAATTTATCATCTTTGAGATTCTCGTTAACTTCTTGCAAAATGGCCATTGCTAAGTGAGATTTTCCTCTACCAGCACCGCCAACAAACACAGTGTTAAACCTCTGACCTTGAGTGTACTCTCTGGCTATTCTTTGGGCCTGATTCAACACGTTTTGCTCTTCTAAGCCATTTACCTTAAAAGTATTGAAACGTGCAAACCATAGCGATTTTTTGCCCACAAGGCTTTGTGTTTTAAGCAAGCTATATTTTCCATACTTACTTTTATTCAAGAAATCTTCATTTGCTTTTATTTCAGCACATGATTGTTGTTTTCTTTGATAGACACCTTCCAAGTCACACTTTTTACAAAATGCCATACTTGAAAGCTGTAATCCGTCAGAAGTAAGTTCACCATGAATTAAAGGGTCGTAATTTGTAGAAGCTGGATGAGTAAATCTATTCAGTTCAGTATCTGGATGATTTTTACAAAATAAGCCAGTTGGTACTGCACGTTTTAATTGATACCAGAGCATTCCGTCTTTGTTTTTTTCTTCATCAATCATTTAAAATCCCAGCTCCTCATCATATCCAGTATCTGCTTTCACTTCTTCTTGGTAATTCATGAACATTACATTATCCAAAAACTCATAAGGATTAACACTATAGTTACCGTCTGGGTCATCCGAATGATTATTTATATAATCTTGGATGTAATTATCAGCGCCTTTTACAATGCAATCTTTTTGGAATTGGGGTAAGTCAAGAAAAACTTGCAAAGCCATTGCTCTTTTGGAAATGTTTTTTTTATTAAAGTTTGAAAAGAGTTCGAAAAAGCGAGAAAAGATTTCTTGGTTATTTGTTTTACTTTCTTTTACTTTACTTTGATTTACTTTACTTTCCTTTACTTTACTTTGTGAGTTAATGTTAGTAGGCTGGGTAGAAAACTCTGATGGTTCGGGGTTTCTACTAGTAGAAACTATCTCTTGTTCGGGTTTTTGCTCGTAGAAACTATTTACATCAGGTTTTTTAGGCATTCCGACTTTCCTATTTTTATAAACATCAGCTACATTTTCTACAAAATTAGTGCCCCAAATTATGCCAACATTCCATAACTCTAAGTCAATAGCGTTTAATTTAGCCAATAAATCTAACATTTCTCGCGCTAAACTATCGCTTACAAGGGTTTTTGCTAGTAGAAACTCCCACTCGTCAGGGTTTCTACTATCAATAATGTGTCCATTTGTTGAACCAAGTAGTTCTAAAACCTTAAACCAAAATGCATATCCATTGTTTTCGTATCTTTTTTCTAAGATGAATAGTGTTTTTCCGCTATTCACATAATGAGGAAAATAATCAACTGTTTGTTTTTTAGGTCTTGCCAATCCTTATACTCCTTTCTTCTATATTTATTTCAAGTTTTATTTTTCAAATTAAAAGCTGGCAATGAGTGTTTATGTGCAGGCACTGAATACTCATGGACTTTACGGTCGTTACGCCACCCTCCAGCACTAACTTAGTTAGAATGGTAGATCTTCATCGTTGATTTCCATATCTTCGCCAATATTTGGAATATCTTTAGCTGGGTATGAAGTTGAAGCTGTCCCTTTGGGTTTATACAAGCGTTCCACCGTAGGGAAAGCAAAATTATTATTCAAATATTGACCATCTTCTTTTTGCTCAATTCGACCACTTATTGTTAGAATATCGCCTGGCTCAACTTTGAAATTAATAAATGCAGAGGCATATACCCACTTACCTGTTGAATCTTTAATAATAGGTGTACTAATCACTTGCTTTTCACCTTTTTGCGTATTGACTGTTCTAGTGTTTTTATCGTTAACTTGAACAACTGTAGTTATAATACTCATTATTTTTTCTCCGTGTTTTCATTAATCCATTCTGCAATTTCTTTAAGAGCTGCAGCTTTTGGTAATTTATTCCATTTAGTTAAAAGCTCCATAGGTGCTTCGTTATCATTAGCAGCTTTCAAAGCTCTTTCATATTGAGCGTTAAGTTTTGCAATTTTGGCTTGCTTTTCTCGTTCCGCTTCCACATCGGCTTTTTTAGCCCTATTTTCGCGTTCTGTGCGATTTTCGTTGCTGTCGCTATCCTTTGTGTCATCAATCAAGAACAAGCCGTTCATGGCGTATTTACGAGCGTATGAACTAGCCGTTCCTGTTATCTGGCTATCATCCATTCCTTTTTTATTGAGTGATTCTCTAGCATATCCAGTAACCTCTACCGTATCCTCACCGTCAGTAAGGATAACTTTAGCTTGAATATAGTAACGTTCTCCAATCTGCTCAATAATATCTGTGATTGTCATCAATAGACCTTGTTCTGACAAAAGCGGTTTTACAGCTTCAAGAATATCTTCTGCACTCCGATAGTTATAATTACCAAAAGTATTTTTCTGTCCTTTGGGTGCTTTTAACTCAGATTGAACTTTGATAAGTTTTTGAGTTATATTCTTCATTTATCGAACCTCACGCATCCCATTTAATTGACTGGGCTTTTGGATTTTCAACAATATAAGGCTGGATATCCTCATAGACAGATTCTCCATACTTTTTCTCTAGCTGATTAATAGTCAGCGGAACAACGCTATCAAGCCCATACTTTCTAATTAGAGCCATTTTAGCAGCGTTATCCATTGCAAGTACTCTTGTGTATTGTTGTTTTGAATAAGAGAGTCGTGAAAATAGTTGACCTTCATCAAGGCGTTTCTTGACTTCTTTTTCAGCTTCTTTTTTTAATTTATCTATTCCTTTTGTTGCTGAAAGAAGATTAGTTAAGGTACTATTATCAAACTTTTTAAGCATTTCAGGATTAAGTTGAAGAACTTCTCCTGTTTCATTGTCCAAAGGGACTAATTGTAATTCCATAATGTTCTCCGTTTCATATTTTTGTTGAAACGTGATATAATCTAGATATAAAAATATATAAAGATGTATCACGTCTTAGCTCCGTCTGCCAACGGGGCTTTTTTATTTTGCTACTGTTAACTTTTGACGAAATTCATCATTCTTGCGACGAATAATTAATTCTGTTTCTGCTGATTCAAGTTTTAAATATGCTTCATCGAACAATTGATCTCTTGTACCAATCATTTGAGCTTGTGTTGCGATTGTAGTTGACATTTGGTCAATCAATGCCATCATCTCTTTAATATCTCTAACCGTATTATTATGGTCAGCAAGAATCGCAATTTCTTCTTTTGTTTTAAATCCGAACATTTTATTTACTTCCTCCTGAAAACTTCTGATAAAATTCTTTGTTTATAAACTCCATCATTTCTTTAAACCTAAACGACCAGTTATCTCCTTTACCATTTGGGTAATATACCCAACCCCCGTTTTCAACTGCTATTCTTTTTCTCAAATCAGGTTTTCTTAAAACTTTGGAAACTGTTGGAATACTACGGTTTGATTTTTTTATGAATACATCCATACCAACCCAACCGTCAAAGTCTTTTTCTTTAAGCTCTTGATATTCAACTTTATCTACAAGAATCTTATCTTCTGGAATTAAAACTGAAATAGTCGCTTGTACTTCAAGTGTTTGTTCCATGTGTTTTCCTTTCTAGCTGGCTAAGTCATCTTGTTCTACAAGAGGTAAATAACCATGTTTTTTGAGTGTTTCATATAGAAACTTGCGCCCTTTTTGCTTCCATGTAGTAGTAATTGAAGTTCTCTCTTGACCTTTACTATCTACATAGTTTTGAGTTCGACTGCCAATGTAACCTTTACCCATATATCTTGAGTACAGTACCCATTGCTTATTAACTTTTCGTTGAATACGCAACTCGTTTAAAATTCGATTGAATTTCACAGCGCTAAATCCATAATCCTGTGCAATCTGAGTGATCAGAATATCATCAGGGCTTTCAAGGATTAAATCAAGATAAGTTGTTTTTTCAGTAGCTGCAGCAAGTTCGAGATTCAGCTGACTATTTTCTTTCTCAAGTCCAAGTCGTGCTTGCCGTTCTTCTTTTAGCTGTGTAGCAAGGCTAATGAGTGTATCTGGATTAAGCAATACTTCTTCAAGTTTTGAATCCGTCATATACGCTCCATGCTTACGGATTGTCGGAAGGACTTCATGAGTAACCCAACGCTTGAATGGTTTTACCTCTTTTTTCTTACTGCCGATGATTGCTTCATAAAGTCCGCTTTCGTTGATGATTGTTGACTTCATATTCATACCCGACAATTTGTCGGTCATGATATCTTCTTTATCAAGTCGACGTGTCATTGCTTGAGTATCGGAATATTCAAGAATATCAGCGACATCTTTTGCAACAAACCAAGGTTCATCATTGATAAGTACTGTTCGTACTGGTAAGTTATTAAAATTAAAATTTTGTAATTCGTTCATATTTTGCCTTTCTAACTAGCCAATTTGTCAAGTTTTTGATTAAAATTTTTCAGCACGAAAATAACGTCGGTTAAATCTACTCCAATAACCTCTGCAATGTTCGCTGCTGAAACAGCATCTATTCTAGATGGGTTGATACGCCACTTATAAAATGTTGTATAGGGAACGTTAATTTTTTTTGCGATAACTTTATACTTCATTCCTGAAGAGTCTAATAACTCATCTAGTGGCTCATAAGTTTTTTTCTCTGCCATACTGGCTCCTTTCTGCCCCTCTGGGGCTTTTTATTTGCCAAACTTGCTACTTACGTCGCGGTGGATACGTCGTGTACCGTCATTTGAGCCCGTTCCGTCTGCCGTACTGAATGCTCCATGATTGTTCGCTTGTTTGACTTTATGAGTTAATTATAACCTTAACTGTCCAATTTGTCAAGTTAAAACTTTCCAAATTGACAAGTTTTGTTGTTTGTACTATAATTAGTGTATGAAAAAAATACGACTACCTGAAATGATAGATTATTTCAGAAAAGAGAATGGTTGGACAATGAAAGAGTTTGGCGAAAAGCTAGGAAAATCTGAGTCAGCTATTTCTAAATGGATAAAAGGGGTTAGAAGTCCCATGGTTGAAGATTTTGATAAAATGGTCAATCTATTTAATACTGATCCTGATACATTAATGTATGGTGCTTCTGACCTTTCTACAACTCTATCTGAAATAAATAAAATCAGTTCACAGCTCGAAGAGCCACGTCAGAAAATTGTTTTAAATACTGCAACCAATCAGTTAGACGAGCAAAACCAAGAAAAGAAAAAGGAATCTAAAATTGTTTCTATTAAAAACGAACAAGAAAAATTTGACCTTGCCGATTTAGTAGATGATAGTAAAGTTGATTGGGATAAGTGGGTTTCATTTGATGGCAGACCTCTAACTGATGAAGTAAAAGAAGCTATGAAAAAAGCTCTAGGAAAAGAGCTAGAAGACAAATAGGAGGTTTCTATGAGCAGACAGGAGCTTTTAGAATATCTCCTTGAAGAAATTGAAAAATGTGGATTCAAAATATGTGATATTAAATCTATGCCACTACCGGCAGTTGTTAATGTTGATGCTAGGGTAATGATTTATAATTCTGATGAAGCAACTCCTTTCGAAGTTGCTCATGAATTGATTCATATCATTAATAAAGATAACCATCGTGGAAAATATTTTGATGCAATCAATCCACAAGAAGTTAGAGCAAACCACGAAGCGATTCTTCTGCTTTGGGAAATATTTGAAGCCAATGGGGGAAGCTATGAATATTTCAATGTGTTTGTGAATACAACAGATGCACCTTTTGAATTGGCTGAGTCAATCATCAAAAATGAATATTTAGAGATGCATGAAGCTATCACTGAAATATTTGAAGATGAAATAAAAGTTAGTATTAATAAGCAACAAATGCATGATTATATCGTAGATTATATTAGTTATTTTGATGTAATTGAAGCTATTAATGTTTATCAATTTTTGGATCGTTATCATCTAAGTCATAATTTCTTTAATATGGCAGAAAAAGAATTCCAGCTATTATTGGGACCTAATTAAATAAGTAAAACTACGAGCAACATCTTGAACCTCGTTAAAAGCTAGGTTAGGAAATATAAACTTTATGGAAAAGAAAAAAGAATCAAAAGCATTAGCTATTATCGCTTTAATTATTGGGATACTTGCCCTAGTTTTATCATGGGTACCGATTGTCAATAATTTTGCAGCTGTATTGGCAATTGTTTCAGCTATTCTTGGGTTGATTGCAATTATAATAAATAGAAAAAACAAAAAAACATTGAGCATTGTTTCTTTTGTTATATCAATTTTAGCTTTTATTATCGTGTTAGCCACTCAATCAATGTATTCAAGTGCTATTGACAGTGTTGGAAAGAAAGTAAACAGCGATATTTCAAGCTCACAAAAGAAAGCTGATGAAAGTTTTAAATGGTCAAAAGCTGACTATGATGCTTTGGTAGTTGGAGATACACTAACTGGTGCCGGAGGGACTAATTACGATGGACTTGAAGCTAAATTCGGTAAACCTTCAAATTCGTCTGAATCATCTGCAGGAGATTATACAATCAAAAATATTTCTTGGGATAATATGGGTTCTTCTAATTACAAATCTGTTTCTTTGGCTTTCACAAAACAAGCTGATGGCTCTTGGTTGCTTTCGAACAAATCTCAATCAGGATTAGAATAAAACAAAAAAATCCGCTCAAGTTTGACGACAAGGGGCGGATTTAAACTATAAAGTAGTGCAAAAGCTTTTAATAAGCTTTTTTACTGTACTCATTTTATCATAGAAATGGAGTAAAAATCAAATATGGCTACATATCAAAAACGTGGAAAAACTTGGCAGTATTCAATATCAAGAACAAAACAAGGACTTCCTCGTCTAACAAAGGGTGGTTTTTCTACAAAGTCCGATGCACAAGCTGAAGCAATGGATATTGAAAGTAAGCTAAAAAAAGGATTCATTGTTGACCCCATCAAGCAAGAAATTTCTGAGTATTTTAAAGACTGGATGGAACTTTATAAGAAAAATGCAATTGATGAAATGACTTATAAAGGTTATGAGCAAACGTTAAAATATTTAAAAACCTATATGCCAAATGTCTTAATTTCTGAAATAACAGCATCTTCTTATCAAAGAGTGCTAAATAAATTTGCTGAAACACACGCCAAAGCATCTACAAAAGGATTTCATACTAGAGTTAGAGCATCTATTCAACCACTCATTGAAGAGGGACGACTGCAAAAAGATTTCACCACTCGAGCAGTCGTTAAAGGTAATGGGAATGATAAAGCCGAGCAAGACAAGTTTGTAAATTTTGATGAATACAAGCAATTAGTTGATTATTTCAGAAATAGACTTAATCCAAACTATTCATCTCCCACTATGCTGTTTATAATTTCAATTACTGGCATGAGAGCCAGTGAAGCTTTTGGATTAGTCTGGGATGATATTAATTTTGATAATAATGTCATTAAGTGTCACAGAACTTGGAATTACAGAAACAAAGTCGGTGGTTTCAAAAAGCCCAAAACAGATGCTGGAATAAGAGATATTATTATAGATGATGAAAGTATGCAGTTACTAAAAGATTTTAGAGAACAGCAAAAAACATTATTTGAAAGTTTGGGTATAAAACCGATACATGACTTTGTTTGTTATCATCCTTATAGAAAAATAATAACTCTCTCAGCTTTGCAAAATACATTAGATCATGCATTGAAAAAACTAAAGATTTCTACTCCACTTACTGTACACGGTTTAAGGCACACTCATGCTTCTGTTCTCCTCTATCATGGAGTTGATATCATGACTGTTTCAAAACGCTTAGGACACGCAAGTGTGGCTATCACACAGCAAACCTATATCCATATTATAAAAGAGCTAGAAAATAAAGATAAGGATAAAATAATTGAGCTGCTACTGGAGTTATAATTTTCTTACAACAAAAATACAACAAATCATTAAAAACTAAGAATAAACCTATTATCTAAAGCATATATACCCTTTACTATGTAGTTTTTCATGGGAGCTCAAGAAAACTAAATTAGTACAAAATAAAAGAACAGTTTTTATTGACTGTTCTTTTTCTTTTCTTTATAGTTGAGAAGTGATTGTTTGTTATATAATCCTTCACTTTCTGATCTCTTCTTCCCGAAAACTAAAATAATTACCAGCCCCTACAATAATATGGTCAATAAAATTGATCCCCACATCCTCACAAGATTTTTTTATTTTGTCAGTAAATATTTTATCAGCCTGACTGGGTCGTAAATTTCCTGAGGGATGATTATGTGCAACTAACAGTCCTACTGAGAGATTTTTTATTGCATGATAAAGAATCTCTCTAGGGCTTGCAGTTGCCTGATTAACCGCCCCTATAAAAATTGTCTTTTTTTCAATAATTCGATTTTGACCATCTAAATAAGTCGCCACAAGATGCTCTTGCTCAAAATTTTGCATTTCAAAAGCAAGACTCAGGCCATACTCTCTGGAACTCAAAACTTGACCGTAACGTTTTCTATTAGTGGTTTGTATCCTTTTTCCAAATTCAATCATTGCTCGAATTTCAATGGATTTTGCCAGTCCAATGCCTGAAATTTCTCTGAGTTCATTAATCGAAGCTTTGCGCAAATTATCCAAAGTTTCAAAATGTTGAAGAATTTCCAAGGCCAAATTTAATGATGAGTATTTTTTTGTCCCTGTTCGCAATAATATCGCTAACAGCTCAACATCAGACAAGTACTCTTCTCCTAAAAATTCTAAGCGTTCCCTAGGTTGCATCGGATACGGATTTTCTTTTAGTTCATACAT